ACCATTAGTGCTGTCTAAACAGTAGGGCGTATTATTAGCATCTGCATAAAATGTAGGTACAAAATAGTTTTCAGATGAACCGTTGTAAGAAGTCCAGGTGTACCACATCTTTTCATCTAAATCATAAACTAAAGTTTTATTGGTGTTATATAGCGTTAGTATATAAAAGGTATGACCATTTATCTTATACACATAAGCAGATACGTGTGTTAATGAATCGGCTTCTAAGTGTCTATCTATATGGCTAGTAGATACCTTAATAGGAGATACCCCATCCATAAGGTACACAGACTTACCATAAGTTTTTGTAGTAGCTACCCATATAACTGTGTTACTAGTAGCAACAAGACTGTCTCCATTAGCACAACCTATTTCCATAGTATAGCTAGGAGCTACAGTAAGGGGTGAACCAACAGCATTACCAGCATCATAAAAGAACTGGGTAGTTGAAGAACCGTAAGCTATAAGGTAGTTTAAATGTTTAGCAATACCAATTAATGTGTCTCCTGTTTGTTCAAAGCTTAAAAAGCTAAGAGCATTCCATTGAGTTGGGTCACCAACGTTGCAGTTGTATATACGGTTGTTAGTTGTACCAATAAATACGTATTGATCTAAAAACACAGCACCAGATACAAAAGGACCAGCAGGGAATGAGTTAAGAGCAGGAGTTAACACTGCTCCAGAACCTAAATCTTGAAAAGTAATAGTACCTGATACAGTAGCTGTGTTTGGAATGTTTAAAGTTATTGTTGTTCCATTGATGCTAGTAACCATAGCATTAGGTGCTATGCCTGTACCACTAGCAAACATACCTGTGTATATACCACTAGCACTAGATACAGATACAGTGTAAAAGCCACTAGTACCTGTACCAGTAGGAGTTTGTGTAGCAGGTAGATTAACTGTACAAGTAGGAGCACTAGAGTATCCACTGCCAGGATTGGTAATGGTTACAGTAGTTATATTTCCCGATACAACTGTAGCAGTAGCAGAAACACTACCAGAAGAAAAACTAAGAGTAATACCTGTACTATAGTTTAAACCAGGGTTGTCAATGCTAATAGCTACAACAGTTGTGTTATTAATAGTACTTAAGGTTCCTGATTTGTTTAGTAAATAACCATTAACTTTATTATGAAAAAACAAATAGTTATTAAGAAATGTATTTACAAAATAACTTTGGCTTGTAGATGCAGACGTTGATCCTAAATTAGTAACAGCATAGCTACTGGGATTAATTTGATAGACAGTGTTATTAATAACAGATACTAAATTACCGTTGTAAGCAGTTAAACCTTGTGCTGTTCCACTAGCAATAGTAGTAGCTTTAGTTAGCCCAGGTCTTTTAACCCAATCTCTTTTACCATTACTAGTATCAAAGAAAACGTTAGCACAATACGCATCAGATGCAAAAGATCCTGTACGACTATCTATTGGTTGTGTAAGTGCTATTCTTTCGGTTGTCATATTAACGTCCGTAAGAGTTTGGGTTGGTAGATCTAAAGTCAGGCATAAAGAACGTGCTAGAAGCCTCTACATCCCAATCAGAGAGCTTTTCTTTATACACCAATGCTCTTGCTGCTATCTCTTGTCTAGAGTTAACTGGAACACCATACTGCATAGCCAACTCATCAGCTAATCCCCACACTAGAGTGTTTTGCCATTCAATAGGAAAGTCAGGAGTATCAGTAGAAGTACCAGTACCTAAAGTAATATCATTCAAAGGCATTTGGGCTACAACGTGCAATTGAATGTTTGTTTGAGAGTTAAGATCTGGTGTTAAATACACATACAAAATACCGTTGTTTTCTCTAGGATCATAAAACAAAGTGTTAGCTGTACCAGTAGAAAACTTAGAACCTAACATGTTGTACTCTTGTTTAGAAACAATAAGTACAGGTGTATCTATGTTAGGAGTTACTTGAATATTACGGTAAAACCCTTGGATAATCTTAAGTGGTTTGTCAGTAATAGCTACAGTAGGATTTAAAGAGTCATACATTAAAGTAGATGTAGACCCACCTAATACGTAAGATGTTTTACCAGATGTAGTAGGAATAATAAGTTCAGTTATTTTCCACAGCTTTAATCCATCTACACTCATTTGTTTAATGAGTAAGTTAAGAGACATCAAAGCATTGTTGTATGTATTGGTATCAGGAGTATCACCAATTTCAAGCACACCCAATCTACCTAGTGCTAGGGAAATAATTTGGCTGCTATTAATACTGTAAGTAGAACTCATAGTTTATTCCATTAGTCTGCTGGTTGTGGATAATTACTAGGAGTATATCCATTAACTCTGTCTGCTCCAGCACAATCTGCTGTACCATAATCTGCTTGACCATTAATACTTAATAAATCACAAACAGGAAGAAATTGATCTGACTGCTCTGATCTAACCCAAGGTGGAGCTTGAATGTCAGCTACACCATGTACAAAGTCTTGGGGTTGTCTAGGTTCCCAATCCCCAGGACACACCATAAGACCATCCCAACGTAACCTAAGCTCATTATCTTTATATTTACGACCACACTGGTCACAGATGACTAACCAGCCACCATTATCCCAACGTGATTTGTAAGACATGTTTTGTTCCTAGTAACAAGTTATTTATCCTGTTTACCATCTAACTTATCAAATATTTTACCCAACATAGATTTGATGTCGTGCATGTCACTGCGATAATCATTTCTATCTACGTAAGTCTTTGGTAAGTCTTCTCTAAGTTTAGCTAAGTCTGTTTTAAGTTCTTTAACAGCCGTCCACAACTCTCTAGCAAACCAACCTATTGCGGCACAGCTTACTCCAAGAACAATGTCAATAAGTTGTTGAGTTTCCATTTTTAAAATACAGTTACTACAAGTGGGTTAGACATAATGTTTTACTTTTCAGAAATAGGTTGAGTAGTGACTATTCTCAGCAAAGTCACAACAACAGATATTGCAATTCCTATAAACATTTGATGTATAGGTGTTAGTGGCAACATTCCTACATAGCCTTGCAATATTGACAATACTGCCAAAAACAAAGCAAATAAAACTGTTTTAGATTTAAGCAGTTGGAGTAACATTTTGTTGTTCCTTGTAAAAAGCAATAATTTCAGGGCGGGCGTTTTATAAAGCACCATACGCATACGACTTGTCAGTAGCGTAAATGTTGAAGTCAGCAACCAACAACAAGGTTGCCGCAGTTCCTGCTGGTCTAGTAAAACGAATTCCTAACGTAGATGCAAAAGCATTGCCAAATCCACCAGCACCAGTGCCTGACGATGGGGATACGTTAATTGGCACAAAGTAAAATTTTCTGCGCCAAGTCAAACCAGAGGTATCTGCGGAATTTATCAATGGAAGCACAGCAAGCCGTGAATCCATCACATCATTTGCGGTAAGACTTGGTTCAGCCGAGTTTGGAAACAGACTAAGACTGCAACTAGCAGTATTGGATGCAACCATAAAGCTAATCATTATGACTTTGTTGCGGTATTGAGAAACATCCAGCGTATAGGCAAAAGTTAGTTCACCTGTTGCTGACGAATCGCCCAATGACGGTCCAGAGTATCCAAGGTATGAATAAGGTTGATAAGTTAATTTTTTAACACCAGACCCACTTGCGGTCCATCCAGTTGGAGACCAAGGATTTGCATCTGCTGTATTATTCCATACGTCATTAGCCGAATAAACCAACCGACTAAATTCAGGGTACGCACGGTTTGGTGCAGTGTAAACACCGCCATAGCCGCCAATAGGCCAGTTGTCTCTTACAATGTTGTTGTACCCTAAATCGGGATTTTCATTGAGCCATGCTGGGTATAACGCAGTTGCAGAATAATTTAACGTATTTTGAACAACTTGTATGTATCCAACTTTACCTGTTCCAGTGCTGTTGAATCCAGCTTGAACCAATTTGGTAGTGTCTAATGACAAAGTGGCAAATGCGTTATTCTGAATGATTACGCCATAAACATTGAGAGTATCATTGCTTTGAATTTCAATGATTCCATACCCAGAAGCAGAATCACCCTCAAACCAACAATCTTGAATTGTGATTGCAGCAGAATCGTCTGTAGTGCCTGCCCCGCCACCACTGCTATTAATCAAAATGGCGCTTCTTGCATACGGGCTAAAATAGCATCGTTTTACGTCTGCGCCTTCGCAATGGTTCATGGTCAAGGAATTTAAACCATAACCAAGCCAACAATTTTGAATTGTAAAATCTTCGCAGAATCCTTTTACCAACGCAATCGGAGTTCCATAAGGTGCAGGGTTTTGGCTACCATTGTTATAGATACTGCTACCCGTATTCAAGCCATAAATATTGCAGTTGTTTATGTAATATTCGCTTGAACCAATTAAATAAATGCCATGAGTGCAAGCATTAATCAACAAGTTATCAAAATAACAGCGCCATATTTTTTGACAATAAATGCCAATGGTTGCAATGCTATTACCAGAAATAGCCAAGTCACGAATAAATACTTCCAAAACACGACCATCATTGCTGTTAAGCGTAGTAGTATCGCCTTGCAAAGTTATTACTGCGGTTGTACTTCCAGATTTTTTACTTAAAACAGAGCTTGGCCCCGTTCCTTGCAAAACAATGTTTAAAAACCCAGCAGGCAAAGTGATCCCTGAAACAAGAAAAGTTCCAGCAGGGAAGTAAACCGTCCCTGGTATTGATTGCGAGGCCATGCCTTGGGCATTTGTGGTTTGCGATGCAAGAGCCGCGTTAATTGTGGCTTGAATTGCAGTTGTGTCATCAGCAACGCCATTCCCAATAGCACCGTAGTCCAGCACGTTAAAAACCGCACCGCTAATCATCGAATAGGTTGCTTTTGTCAGCGACATGATTTTTCCTTAAATAATTTTTACAATTGTTTATTCAACGCTGCAACATTTAAATTGTATGCATCAACGTCAATAAAAGAAAAAGATGTTTGTCCTTCATTATTTAGTAAAGTTGTAACTTGTGTTTCTGATAACCCTGTATATGAACGATAAGAAACAGGGTTGCTATTTACTTGTATATAAAGTTCCATTATCTCATTCTCCTTGCAGAAATATAACCGTTTACAGTTGAAGAAGTTAAATCAACATAGCCAATTAAATAATAAGTAGTGGTAGATGTTATACTAACTCTAGACCTTGGTAATGTTGCAACGCCTACTCCCCCAGTAGGATATATCGTACCCGCTACAAATGTTTTGCCATAAACATAACCAGCTGTAGAATTTGCTGTTGTACTAATACAAGCAATCACATAATTATTGGCAGTGCCAGAATAATAATTGCAACCGCTAATATCCCAATCACCAGCGGTTAAAGATATTGAAGTAACAGTAGTTGCGCTTGTTCCTACAGTAACATTAAGTGCCGAACTATCAATATATTGACCAACAACACCTGCATTTGCGTTGTCATTTGTTGTTGTGCCTTGAGTGCCTGTACCTGAAGTGCTAAAAATTACATTGCCTGTGCTTAACGTAATTTGACTTGCGCTAACTGCACGGCCTGCCGTTAAATTGGAAACTAAAACTTTACTAGTAACACCGCTTTGATTAAGAGGAACAACTTCACTACCAGTTAACGGTGTTGATGCTGTGGGAAGTGCTGATATTTTTGAATCTGACATTTTTATCCTTTTTGATCTTTAAGCATAACTTATTTCAATTAATGAAGTAACAGGAGGCGCTTGAGTAAATGTTAATGTTGTGCTAGAAATAGAATATGTATTTTTGTTTTGATAAACACCATTTATAAAAACATTAGTTGTATTTGATCCTACTGGTGATAATAAAAGCGTAAAAACTGTTTGACTTCCTGTTCCTATAAAATTTGAAACTGTAGGAGTAGTTAAAGCAACAGTTCTATCTGGAAATGTTTTGTTATAAGTAACACTGTTAACATCATTTAACCAAGTTGATGCTATAACTGTACCGCTTTGAAAATTAGTTGTAGCCATATTTATAGTACCAATTTATAACCAGATTCTTGCAACAAGAAATCACCAGTCTCTACTAATAAAAACGAATAAATCTCTGGCTCAATAATAACCCCATAGATGTTATCAGTAACACCATATTGGTCTACGTAGTCAGGACGAGCTGGTACGTAAGACCCATATAGACTATTTGGGGTAGTGCTCATTACACACCCATTATGGTTTGTACAGTAGCACCAGTTCCAGATAAAGCTGTTACGTTAACTCGTACCCAACGCCAAGGAGCAATGGTTGTAAAACCATCTGTAGCTGTTGTTGTACCAGATAAAGTAATTGTTCCCATAGTAATCCAGTTACTATTGGCTCCATTGGCAGTTGCATCTTCATTGGTTACTTGAACATTTATTGTTGCAGATACAGTTCCTGTACCAGTAATAATTCCTTGAAAAGAACCGTAAGGACTTTCTTTATAAATAGGTGAAGAAGCACCTGTTGCTGTAGTTGAAGTAACTCCACTAAACGCAAAGTAGCGAGGTTGCTCACCACTCTTAATAAATACATCAGACATTTTAAACTCCCATTTTGCTTACATCTAGCACAATGAAAAATGATCCCGTACCTTTAAATACCATATCAATTTCGTGACCAATTAAACCACTAACCCATCCCAAATCAATTTTACTTCTACCTTCTAATGGTAAAACATAAGGTTGATTACGATAGTTTACTAATACTCTAAGACCAGTTTCAACCATAAACACAGTTGAATCTAATCTAATATTAGTTGGGTTACCTGCTAACTTGTTGATATTTATAATATCAAATACAGAATCATTCTCGTTAACAATAGTACCTGTTACTAAGTAGACAGTATTTTTGCCTCCATCACTAACGATGGAAACATTAATACTGTCTTGGGTAGCTTCGTGTACTAACTTAGTGTGCATATTAATTGTACTCAGAACCACATTGGATACTATCAACAAACATAATGTTGGTAGCATTAGTATTTAATGCGTAACCAGCAGCAGCGTTAAGAGCAACCATAGGCATGAT